TGACTCTGCCGTGACGCCCCTTAACGTAGGGGAAGTTCGGCGCATCAAGACTTACGCTCCCGGCACGTCAACATTCACGCTGCCCACAGGACGTGGCTTTAGCAACACCCCCACCACGACCATGACAATGGGCTTTTACAAGGCTGTTCCCCCCGGGACCCGGTGGGGAAGCATCCCCGGTTGGACACACTACATCAACCGCATTCTTCGCAGTCTCCGGTATCGGCGCTATGGGCTCCTGACACTGGTCACGGACGGCGACATGGAAACCTCCGGCACGAGCAACTGGACGGCAACCACGGCGACCCTGTCCAAGGTTACGGCAGCGGCCAACATCACCCTGGGAAGCAATAGCCTTCGGGCACTGAACAGTTCTGCTAACGGGCGTGCGCGATCCGCCCTCATCAATGTGGCTCCAGGGGACACCTACTGCGTCCGGGCAGACCTTCGTGTTGCGTTCGGCACAGGGGAACTGGAAGCCTATGACGAGACCAACGCCGCAGTAATTGAGAGCGAGACCAGCACCTACCGTGACTGGCGATACCTGGCCTTCGACTTCACCACGCCGGCAGGGTGCCTCTCGCTGTCCATCAGGCTCAAGGGGCAAGAGGCCAGCGCCGACGTGTATTGGGACAACGTGAGCCTCCGCCATAAATCGGCTAGGCAGATGGACCTACCCTCTTGGGTGGATAACCCTGGCGCCGTGGAAGGCCTATACCAGTACCGGGGAGGCTCTGCCGTCACCGCCGGGGCTGACGCTGGGCTCTGGATGGGGCAGCACCTTAGCTCCATCCCATACGAGGACATCATTGCCGAAGTCACCGCGGCAAACCCCTACCGCATTGCCTATTCATTCGCACCTATGGCTGACGCACTTCTTTTGGTTCGAGGGCTAGGGCCACACTCAGAACTATCTTCTGACAGCGATACCACCACTGCCGACAAGGACCTGGTGGAATTGGGAGCCTGCTGGCTGGCAGCACGGGATCACGAAGACCCTCGAGCGGGCGAGTTTGAGGCGGATTACAACTCTCGGCTATCTTTCCTTCCCTATGCCGAACGCTGGATTGCTTCGGGGCAACCCGTATGACACGAATAGGCTCCGGCAGGTCCGCCGTCGCCACCAGAACCACGGGTCGGGAACGTGCTTATGACCTAATTCTGAACGGGGATGGCTACATCCTCGCTCAGGACAAGGGCGTCCCGATCTGGACAGAAGACTCCATCCCTACCGAGTTAGGACAGGACGCCCCTATGGGGGAGCGTAACGTAGAGATGCGAACCTTTCACCTGGGCTACGGGTACGGCGAACACTACGTCCCCGGCTGCTATGACTACGCCGTGGACGCCGATTGTAGTCAACCCGGCATGATCGTAGCCGCAGGGCTGCTTACCACCATAACGGGCGTAGCCGACGGGTCCAACCTGGTTACCGATTTCTTCGAGCTGGGTGGCAATATCTACGCCATTGGGGGCCGGTATTGCCGTCAGATCAACACTACGACCGACGCCCTAGTCGCGTTAGGGGCTGCTGTGACGGGCAAGGACTTCGGGGCTTCCACGGTTGTGACCAAGGCCGTGGAGTTTGACGGCGCCATCTTCGTGGGGTTTTCGTCCAGCACGCCTATCTGGAAATTCACAGGCTCGGCTTGGAGCCAGGCTGCCACCGTCCAGGCCAAGTACTTCGCCAAGGATTGGCTGGACGTTCCCGGCGCCGTAGGCTGGCGCCTCTGGCGAGGTTACAGCACCAATTCCGTGGATGGTGTCCTGACCGGCAGCGACCCGCTCACCGCTGCCAACTGGGGGCCGGCAACTCCCTTCGCCATCGGGGACACCTCGCAGGCCCTTACCGGCCTAGTGGGGATGCGCCACGCGGTATGGGCGTGCAAGGCGGATGGGCTATACGGACTGGACTCTTCCGGGCGGGCTACAAACCTGCTACAAGCCATCGCGCACCTCAAGAGTGCCAATAATGGGGTGAACCCCATCGCTATAGACGACTACATCTGCCTGCCTCACATTATGGGGCTGCTGGAGTTCAACCCACGGACGGCAGGCTCCAACTTGCAATCCATTCAGCCCGGGGGAGACCCCGGCAACACCTCACCTGTGTACGGCCGGGTGACAGCGCAAACCTATCTGGCCGGGTGGCATTATGTGGCCCTCTATAATGGAACCGACACCTACATCCTCAAGGGGCGCCGGCCCCACGAGGGGGAAGCGATCCCTCCTGGATGGATTGGCCCGAAGATATGGCACCCGCTGGTGAAGATCCCCGCCAAGACGGTCAACTGTATGCACGTCTCCGGCCTAACCACCCCCAACCGGCTTTGGATGGGAGCAGGACAAGACGTGGCCTACATCACCGTGTCACCGATCAACAACCCGCTTTCTGAGTCGGGTCATACCTACGCCGCGGCGCCTTCGATCTATCTATCCCCCATTGACTTCGGGGCACGGGGGATAGACAAAGAACTGATGGGCTTCGATATTGAGAACTCTGGCTTTTCGAGCAGCACCTTTGCTCAGTTGAAACTCTCCATTGACGCCGGGGCGTACACCCAATGGGGTCTGAGTGCCACTACCGCTAGCCGGACCCGCCTCAGCCGACCTGCCACAGGAAGTTGGCGGGGCTACAACACCAAGATGCGCCTGGACATCACCAACGCCAGCAGTGCTAGCACACCGAAGGTGAAGGGCCTAATCGCCAGGGCAGCCTTACGCCCGCAATATGAGGACGTGCTGTCTTTCAGCATCATCCTGGCCGATGCGCAAAAGACTGCTGATGGAAGGTCCAGCAGGGTAGCAGCGGACACAGCCTTGGGTACGCTGAAAGCACTTCGCAATTCGCCTCCCGTGGTTTTAACCGATTACTGGAAAGGGGATGCTCGTAGCCGCAACGTCGTGGTGGAAAAGGCAGGTCCCATGCGTCTTATCGAGCAACACGAGTTTGCCCCGCCCGCTTGGATCAGTGAAGTGACCGTGCGAGTGATAGGCAACGTCGGGACCTACTTCAATTGGGACGGACAGGCGGACTGGTCCGGCAACTACAAATGGACTTAACGGAGGCATCGTCATGGCACTAGTATCGACAGTAGTAAACAGCGACGACAGGGCGGTCCCCAGCCACGTCAACAACCTGCGGACAGACCTGACAGCCCACACCCACGAGGGGACGGACACGGCGCTCCTCAAGGCCGACAGTATTACGACTGTGACCAATGCGAGGACACTGACGCTCCCTACATCGGGCAACGATACCCTGGTGGGGAAGGCTACCACTGACGTCCTGACGAACAAGACCTTGACGAGCCCGACGCTGACCAGCCCGATTCTCAATGGCAACGTATTTTTCAATGATACGGCTAATGCCCTTATGACACAGGGCCTTACCCTTCAGCAGGACGCCAACGATGACGAAATCCTGGCCTTCAAGTCGAGCGACGTGGCACACGGGGTAACCGATGTAGCCGAAACGGACACGTATGCAGCCTTTTCTAAGGTGTCAGCACTGGGCGGGGGCTTGTTGGTCCGTGGGTTCACCGATACCGATGCCGCTGCGGGACGGGCCTTACTTTTGTCCGGACTGGTGGGCGAGGCGGTTGATACCACCAAGAGCACCGCGGGGATCGGCGCCATCGAGGTCTACGCTCAGATCAAAAGCGGTACGGGTGTGGCCCCGGTGGGCACTGACGGGAATCTGTTCGTTGTCTCCAACAATGGCACGGCGCGTTTTATCCACGACGCCGAGGGCACGCTGCACAGTATTGGGGCTTCCCAGACAGAGCGTTTTGGGAATGGCGAGAGTTTGCTGGTTGCGCCCACAATCGCTGACTTCACAAACGCCAATCACGACCACGGGGACGCAGACGATGGCGGCGCATTGATATCGGGCATCACCCTGACCAGCCCCATCATCAACACACCGAGCGACAGCGGGCAGGTGTACAGCGGGACGTATACGCCGACGCTGACGTTGGTAACCAATCTTAACGCTGCCACAGTCTTTACCGGTAGCGTCTTCCAAATTACACGGATTGGAGCAAGAGTCTTTGTCTCCGGAGAGATAGCCACCACCCCCACGGGGGCGGGGGCAGCTGAGGTTGGTATTTCCTTGCCGGTAGCATCTAACTTCACAAACGAGGGACAATGCAACGGAGGGGGAGACAACGGCGGGGCAGATAATGGCCGCATCAATGGTGATACCACCAATGACAGGGCTAGTTTTCAGTGGAACAGTGGCGTGGGTGCTAGCAACTTCGCCGTCTGGTTCTCGTATCTAATCGTCTAAGGAGGCAAAATGGACGACACCGATTCCGCCCAGACCCTGACCAAGGGACCTATAGTCATCGTTCGAGGGAAGGTTTACCCTGACGGCACGGTTTCCGACCCAACTTGTGAGTTTGTTCCAAAGTTCCATGCTAACATAGAATACACTTCCGAGTTTACCTACGAGACAAGCGAAGGAGCCTGAGATGGACAGCACCCTAACCCAAATCTTGTCAGCCCTATTCACGGCGCACCAGTCCCTGGACGCGCTGCGGACTGAGCGGGAGAAGCTGCTAGCCCGGATCCAGGAGCTGGAGGTACAGCCTCCCATTCAGGGCGGGAACTCCGATGGGACCTAGACTGCTCGTGGCGGAGTCGTAGGTGGACCCCACCGTCCTGGTCTCACTGATCGGCCTGGCAGGGGTAGCGATGGGCTGGTTCGCCAAGGTGACGGTTGCGGCCATCTCCCGGTCGGCTCCGAAAGAGTGGAATGGGCAGGAACGGCGGGCAGTGCAGGACCTCGTGGACGCCAAGGTTACGCTCCATGCCTTCCAGTGCCCTGCTAAGCGGGATTTTAATGCAGCCCTGGACAAGACCCGACTGGAATTGAAGGGTGATATGGAGAAGATCGAAAATCGTCTCAGCGTAGACCTGGCCAAATTCAGGGAAGAACTGCGCGAGTCCCTGCATAATCTGCACGAGGAAATTCAGCGGCGGGTATAGCATCAACGAACCAACTCCGAGCTAAGCCAAAACCCGCAAAACTCCCCTATTGCTAAATGGCAATAGTTATGCTATACTTCTCACATGTACACCTTGCAAGCAAAGCGCCAACGAAACGACCTCATTTTCTGGTGGCATGAGCGACACCCTGAAATGACCCATGCCGCGCTAGCCAAAGCCTTCCGGATTTCCCGTCAGCGCGTAACGGCTATTTTGCGAACCTCACGTGCCAGGCCACAGGGGAATATAACGGGGAAAGGAGTCTTGGGCCGTGAAAAGAATAGCTAGAGTCAGAGAACCTCTCCGTCCGTATTTCCAAAGTGCCAAAGATGTTTGGAGCCAGGGGGGTGCCTGGACTCTCCTGGCCCCTGGATGTGGGGCGTCATGACTAATAGTTGGCATTCCTACCCGAGTATCTTTGCCTTGGGGCACCGGGCGTTGGCAGAACTGTTCCTTGACCCCGTGCTGGTTGAGGAAAAAATCGATGGCAGCCAATTCTCGTGGGGAATATTCCTCGATGATATGGGAGAATTGACGCTGAAGGCCCGTTCAAAAGGGGCAGAACTTAATCTGGTAGCCCCTGAGAAGATGTTTCACAAAGCAATAGAAATCATCAACAGCTTGCCCCTGCATCCTGGATGGACATATCGGGCTGAATACCTGCAAAAGGCGCGGCACAACGCTTTGGCCTATGACCGTGTACCCGAAAAAAATCTGATAATCTTCGACATCAATACTGACCACGAGTTGTACTTACCCTACGATGATAAGGTTATGGAAGCCAAACGCCTGGGACTTGAGACAGTGCCGCGCATCTATGAGGGTATGGTGAGCGATGTCCAGATGTTCCGAGGGCTGCTGGACCAACCATCAATTCTCGGTGGCCAAAAAGTAGAGGGAGTCGTGGTCAAAAACTACTCCCGCTTTGGGCTAGATAAACACGTGCTGATCGGCAAGTTTGTTTCCGAAGGATTTAAGGAGGTTCACGCTGCCGCGTGGAAGGAAGCAAATCCCTCGAAGTCTGATATTATTGAGGAATTAATTTTCTCTCTACGGACACCGGCCCGATGGAACAAGGCAGTTCAGCACTTGCGCGAGTTGAGCCAGATTGAGGATTCGCCTCGCGATATCGGCGCTCTAATTAAAGAGGTTCATGCCGACATCGAAAAGGAATGCGTGGACCTGATCGCAACAAAGTTGTTGGAATGGGCGTTGCCCAAAATCAAGCGTGGAGTGGTGCGAGGGCTCCCAGAACACTACAAAGGAGAATTGCTCAAACGTCAGTTTGAGGATGAAACGCTGCTGGAGCCTGGGCTAGGGGGCGCCTGATGTCCAGACCGCTAGGCGGAACCCACATTGGTACGCACGAGGACCGCGGGTGCGAGAAGGCCGGGCCTGGCTCCCGGTGCTTGGCTTGCCCCTTCCCCGTCTGTGCCGAAGACACGCCGGACCGGGGCGGCCGGCCACGGCGGAGGGCAGTGATGAATGAGGTCGCCCGCTACGTGCAGTGCTCGTGCGGACTCACAGAGACGATGACGTTCTGGAACGGGGTGCCTAACCTGACGAGGGCGTTTCAACTGCGACACGCCGGGCACCAACTGCGAACGCACGGAGCGCCGATGCGGGAGGATATCGCCCTTGTGAGTTCGTGGAACGTGGAGCAACCACATTTTCAGCGAAAGGCACAGCCGGGAAGGAGAAGGTAACGTGACAACAGGACTAACGGCACTGGCGATCATCACACTGTTGGCGTTCGTTAACGAATCAATGGTCGAGTGGATTTTCGGGGAGTGGTTGGAGAAGCGGGTCATCAAGTACGTAGCTCTTGGTGGGGGTCTGCTTTTAGCCTTCGCCTTCCAGGTGACGCTGCTCAAAAACCTGGCTGGAATTGCCACTGCGCCCTACTACGCCGATGTGATCCTCTCCGGCCTGGTTATGGGTCGTGGCAGCCAATATGTACACGATCTCTATAGCCGATTCCTAGCCCCGCCGGTGTCATGACCCTTGGCCTAGGGCTTCCCAACGCCCAATTTCGCAAGTACTTTCAGCGGGAACTGAAAGCCGTTCGTGACCTGGGCCCCGATAATCTCCTTATCATCGCCTATCACGACGATGATAAGGAGTATGACCGAATTACTCAGGAAGCAGAACTGTGCCGTGACCTGGGCATCACTGCGCCCCTGGTGCGAGTCTACCGACCGACGGTGCGGGGGCTGAACCCCGTGGTTTGCGCCGCTGAGGACGCGAGGCTTTTCCAGTTGTACTTGGGCGCTGGCCTAACTCCTGGGTGGATTCCCTGGAATGAAATGAATATCGAGGGTTGGGGCGAGGACTGGTCAGCACAGATTGAGTACGCGAAAGCCTATCTCTCGGCATTCACTGAAATCGTTGCTGCGGACAACTTGGAATTGGGTGTAGAGGTACACCTACCGGCACTCTCGCCCATCGGCGATTACGAGGACAGTTGGTATGCATATCGTGATGCCGGCTTAGGCGATAGATTCGATTTCGCGGATGTGCACTGCTACGAGCTGGATGATCTTCAAGACGCGGACACGCTTGGGGCCATCGTGGGACTGCCGGTAGTTTGCACCGAGGTTAATCAGATGCTTCCGAGCATCTACGCGCCGGCCCTGGCCCGGAATGGATGTGACGAGAGCTATTGGTTCATCCTCTCCAGCGACGACCCAGCTTTCTATCAATATTCGCTATTGCGCAACCCGGACCTGTATGAGGATTTCAAAGCCACGGCACAACAGAAGGAGGAACCCATGCCGGAATTCGTTTTGGGATTCAAAGTCCTGGCGGAAAGGCTGCGAGCCGACGGACATACGGTGCTGGCCTTCTCAGATGAGATCAGCATAGACCATGCGAGCCTGCAACGGGTCATGATAGATAGTGAACCCAACCTATTTGCCTGGCAGGACGGCCAGGAGTCCGTTGTCGTCTACCCTTACCCTTTAGCCTGAGCGCCCCGCGGGTAATCGACCTGCGGGGTCTGCTACCGGCCACCGGCGTCTATCCGACCCGCTCCTACCCAGCGATTAAGTGGTTAGCGATTCACCACACGGCGGGGGCCGAGCGGGACTTCACGGCTAAGGAGATCGCTGACTACCACGTGGGCACGAAGGGATGGCCCGCGGTGGGGTATCATTACCTGCTCCATTGGGACGGCAGCATTGACTGGCTCCATGACATCACCGCCATGTCCTACCATATTCACGAACATAACCATGACGCCGTGGGTATCTGCCTAGCCGGGGACTGGTCTCACCAGAGCCCGCCGCTAGTCATGCTCGAATCGTTGCGGTGGCTGATCGTCAAACTTAAAGCGCAAGTGCCGTGGGCCGAAGTCCGAGGCCACCGCGACCTGGCTCTCCCGGGATGGGAGACAGAATGTCCGGGCGGAATGTGGGATCTGTTTAGGGGAATCACCAGTGAAAACTGAGTGGTGGATGGATGATGGTATAATCCACTGGTAAGAGGTTATGAAATGAGCCCAGACGAAATCAAAGAACTTCGGGCTGCGCTTGGGGAGTCCCAAGAGGCATTCGCTAGACACCTCGGGGTCACACTCAACACGGTCTATCGGTGGGAGACTGGAACGCGGAAGCCGGGGCTTTATTATCAACAGAGGTTGAGGCTGTTCCGCGGGGCCGCCAAGCGCCTAGGGATCATTACATCATGAGCGTAGCCGATATCACGATCATGCTGCGCTTCAGTGATTTTATCAAACTGATTGAACTCTTGCGTAGTATTGCAAAAGGCGAGGTGCACGAGGGCCAGCAGGCGGAAGCGACTGCGCTTTTGACACGGATTAAGGGGTAACGTGGGTGTGAGAAACAAACACGTGGTCGCCGTGACGACACAGAGCGAGGTTGCTATAGGGGGCATCATTGCCGTGACCGCCGCGGGCTCCAGCTTCTTCCTCCGGGGATGCACCACACCACCTACACCTTAATTCCCCAATTCCCCCAATAACGATAGCACAAAAGGCTTGACAAGTAGGCCGATGTGTGCTATGGTTAAAACATGAAAACTCTTGACGCTCTCATGGAAGAACTTGACCGCCGCCGGGCGTTCCTGCAAGTCCGCCCCATGGCTTTCTATCGGTGGTTGGGCCTCACACCACGCCTCCTGGAGATGGTGCGCCGGGGCCAACGGCAGTTGGGCGCCGAGGCCTTGGGGCGTATTCTCCTGGCAGACCCGTTCATGGAGAGGTGGGTTATTGCGTACCTTCGTGAGCGGGGGGAGATAGCGAAAGCCGGAGATAGCGAATGAGAATTAGCAGGGACAAAAAGGAGGATGGAACGATGTCTAGGAATTGGCGAATACTCGGAGAGGCCGATACAGGCATGCCCTTGGTATACCGGGACGCGCTAGGTGGGGGCGTGGTACTCATGCGGGTTATGGGGGCTGAGGGGAATCAAACAGTGGTGCTCTCCTCTAGGCAGTTAGCTGAATTGCACCCTCTGACGACTGTGCCATGCCAGGATACCAACTGCGCCTGCTTCCAGGCGGGGGTGCTCTGGGCACGGGAGAACCCCGATGGCTAAATCAGGGGTGGCGTTTCACTGCCACCACGACAGGCTAGTCGAGTTTGTGACAAACTACGACGAGCGCGTGGCGTACATCAAGCAGGAGAAGCCCCCAGCAGAGCGG